AGAGGGAGAGGGAGAATGACGGGACCGGTTTATGCTCCTGTGTTTGACGAGGGATATGATGCTTACCAGCGCGGGGGCAACATAAACCCATACTTAGCCTTGGATGACCCGATACGAGCCATGGAATGGGCGCACGGCTTTCATACTGCAATGTGGGAAGGACAGGAACCAGAATGAACCGCCGCCGCCATACGAAAGCTGAGGAAGGAATGAGCGATGGACGAAGAGTGGCGCGAAGTTAACGGATATCCGAAATATGAAATATCAAATTTCGGGCGACTCTGCAGCTACCAAGCCAATCCTGGGCACCCAGTAGGAAGGCTATTGCGTGGTACAGTAGACGATGACAGCCGCAGAATATATGGTCTCTATAACGATAAGGGCATGAAGCGCCTCAGAGCCAGTAGGCTTGTTGCGGACGCTTTCATTGAAAAACCGAAAGACGCGAGACGCATCCTGGTTATTCATAACGATGGCAATCCATTAAATAATCATGTATCTAATTTACGATGGGGGAGCCACAAAGAGAATTCCGTAGATGCCGTTAAACATGGAACAGCGTTGAAAGGGGAAAAGTGCAACGGTGCCAAGTTGACCAAAGAAGACGTCAAAGCTATTCGCGCCCGTTATGAAATAACAGCCATTACACAGTTGCAATTAGCTACTACTTACAACGTTACTAGAGAAAACATTTCTGCCATTATTCGTCGTGTCAATTGGAGGCATGTCTAATGCTAACAAGACGCCGATTCCTCTCGTCCGTATCCGCGGTAGAGCCAAATGAATGCCGGAATGATATTGAGGCGGTGGAGATTTTTCGCCTAGCCAGCCGAGGCGGTCTTGAAATCCATTACCGGGACAGCCCTATCGTGACACTTAAAACCAACGGGGCTTGGGGGTATGACGCGGGGGTTCCTTTTGAATCCGATGGCCTTCGGCGTCTAGCGGAATACCTAATCAGATATGCTGATAGATTGGACGAGAAACACCCGTCGCATGCAGGGGCAAAACGTGATAAATCGCCGCCAATTCCTGTCTAGCGTATCCGCAGCAGCTTTGCTGGCTGCGTTGCCGTTGCCTCTCGTCATGGGGCGGGCGGCGAAGGTGGCTGTGGCAAGGATGTACTTCATTGATGCCATTGTGTCGCAAGCGAATTTAAGTTAGTTGGCGGGGGCGACCACCTTCGGCGCGATGATGTTTCCGGCACCCCCTCTTTCACAGAGCTTGGCATAGGCCTCGGCCACATCAGCAGAGCCGTAGCGCCGCTTGACGGCACCGACAGGAGCCAACTCGCACATAAACTTCTCGGCGCTCTCCAACCCCGCCTCTCCGGCTTTCTGGACACCTTGGAATAACGCGCTGCGGACGGCGTTGCCCTGGGGCGTAAAGCCGCAGGCGGTTAGCGCCAGCGCCAAGACGAGGGCGATGATGGGGATGTAGCGGTTCATTTTACATGCTCCCTATAATCCGATTGTCGGGTTTCCAGGTGGCGGAATCGGTCCAAGTGTTGGCTTTCTGCGGGTCATTCCCGGTGTCCCATGGGTGCAGCGGCTCCGGCTCGGCCGGGCCAGCCGGTAGCACGACTGTCGTGCTTATCCTCAGCACGTGGTTGCATTCCTCACGCCACGGAGCCAGTACCTTGCCACATTGGGGGCACTGCCAACCTTCGTTCATGTAGGTTTCCTTTTCTTCCAAGTGACCCAGCCGCCGGCACGGACGGCGGAGTAGATGATGTTGCGGCGCAGCCAATTGACGCCGGCTATCCTCATGCTGGCGAGGAACAGTCCGTCCGACAGGGCGCGGGTCTTCCAGTGGTTACGGTAGCACCAGTCGTGAACCACCGATGGCCCATTCTGATCGCCGATTTGGGGGATGATCGAGCGGGCGATGCGGGGAACCGATGCGAGGTCGGTTACGAATCCGGTCGGTACGTCAATTCGGTTCCAGTGCCAAATGGCGGAATAAGGGCGAAGCAACTTCCACTGGCCACCGCCGAGATATTCAAGACGCAACGGACCCACCAAGCTGAGATTGGAGAATTTCGTCATTCGTGAAAATGCCCCTCGATGACGTGGCGGTGCTCATGCCTGAACAGGCCCAGCCACCATCTGGCGTATGGTCCTTTGTCCACCGGGAAGCGCGGCATGACGACGATGCGCGGGGTTTGATCCAGATAAGTAAAGGCGTCATTGTGTTGGGGCTGGCCGTGCAACTTCAGCAGCGTCTTGATATCGCCGCTGGGGCGGATCATCACCCGGAACTCATAGGACGCGGGCGCCGCGGCAGGATCCGGCGATCCGGTCACGATCGCCCCCTCGGCGCGCCCGAGTACATAGCGGCGGTAATTTGCGGCGAATTCCTCGGCCCGCCCCTTGCCAGCAAGGGTGTTGTAGACCCTTTTCCAGTATTTCCCGAGCCCCTCGATGTCGTCCGCCTCGGGTAATGCCTCGGGGTCCATCCAGTAGCGTAGCCGGGCGATGGCGGTAGCGTAGGCCAGGTTGGTCGCCAATTGGTCGATAGGCGAGGGCTCCGGCGCCAGCAGCGCATCGACCTTGTTGGCCAACGCCGGCTTGCGTTTGAGATAGCGCTTGACGATATCGTCATGGGTCGCCGGCTCGATCTGATAGACGCCGCGCGCCGGGCCGGCGTCGAACTGGCGCAAATAACGCAGCCCGCTCTCTTGTACCGCCGTGCCGAGCAACAGTTCCTCGGCCGAGGCCGACCACAGGCGCAGGTAAGTGAGTGTCGCCCTGACGACATGGAGGCGGAAATGGTCGATGTCGATCATTCACGCACCGCCCGCTCGACGTAGATCAGCCGCACCTTGAATTCCCTGAAGTCCTCCCGGAGCGCGTTGATCTCCGAACCCATGGTCGCCACCTGGGCGGTCAGGTTGAAGCCGCCGATGGTGGCACTCGTCAACAGGATCACCAGCACGCCGGCGAGGATCTTGGCATAAAGCCCGTTGCTCATATCGGCAGCCCCATCGGTTTCAGCAGTTTCGGCGCCGTCTTCTCCCAGGTCTCGCCGCTGGTGACCACGCAAGATATGCCGCGCATATTAGTGACGAGCAAAGTCCAGGTCGCGCCGTTCGGTGTCACAAACAACTCGATAACTCGACCGTCATTGTTGAGGCCGAACATCAGCGGCTGTTCGCCATACTCTTTCTTGAGATGTTCGACGATCACCGAACGTGGGTTGCAAATAACATCGGCCACCGCCGGACTTACAGCTATGAAAACGGCCGCCGCAGCGGCCAAAACGAAGAGGGCGTGGCATTTTCCTTCTCCTATTCGGTTTCTTTTTCTTGTTGCCCGATGACTTTGACCGCGACCTCGGGTGGCAGATCGCGGATGGTGATATCCTCATCTGGAAAGGCTTGCCGCAGGCGCACGATGAAACGCAGGATTTCGGCCCTGCCCGCGTTCTGCTTCATCCCTTCGGTTATCAACCGAATCCCTTTCTCACTGGTCAGAAACCGCGTCGCGAGGCGTCCGCCCATGATCACCCCGCCGATATCGACGATCTTGCCGAGGGTACGCCCGACTATGCCCGCCTCATCGGGTATCGCCGGGCGCCCACCAACGGACGGCATGGTGAACTTACCGGACAGCATCAGGCGGCGAGTCATAAACACGGATGGCGAACCGAACACGACTTCCTGATTGCGTTTTACTACAGCGATAAACTGTTTCAGGGTACTGAGTTTGATCCCGGTGCCTTTGAGCAGTTCCGACAACGCCGCCTCGGAAGTCTTGGTCGCGCCGCCGCCGAGGATTTCGGACGTGATGCCAAGCCCGAGCGCGTCTTCCATGGCGTTGCCGTCGATGGTGACGATATCGACCAGTTCCGTCTCCTTGACCGTCTCGCGTAGGCCTAGCTTGCGGACGAGACGCCTCCCTTTGCGTTTGACCACCGCCGCCGTGACATCCTCGACGCCCTCCGCTTTCGCCGCCTTGATAATGACGGCGCGGGCAAGGGCACGGCGGTTTGGAGTGCCTATCAGTCCATCAAGGCTTTTGACGAAATCCGGGCTACGCAAGGTCGATTGGGCACCGAGAAAATCGGACGCTAATTGATCGATCTCGATTCTGCCACCCTTGGTGAATTGACCGAAAGCAAAAATCGAGGGATCGGCTGCGGAAATACGTTTCGCCGCCGGCGAGCGAATCCTGGCCATGAGTTCGGCATAAGAGGCATTGGCGTTGCTAATCTTTCCTCTGATCCGAGAGGCATGTTCAATCGGGAGTAGGTTTGGATCGATGTTTTCCAGTGCCTCCCCCCCTGCCTTTTGCATCCGCAACAACACGCCAACATCGAACTCCGAGCCCTTAGCCCCGGTACGCAGTCTGAGATGTCCGTTAAGGGCCTTCTGCAAGGCGCGAAACTCGACTGGGGTGATGAACTCCGGCAGATTCTCGAACCGTGACAGAAATCCGCGCAGAACATCGTCTGTCGGCGGAAGAACGCCAACCCGCTCGCCCGCTTTTTCAACGGTCTTCGTGATCGGTTGCCCTGCCGGATCAAGCACCCCAGTTTCCTGCGTTACTCGTTTGACTTCACGCGGTAGTTCGTCAAGCTGACCCGATAGTTCTTTGGCTTGGAGCTTAAACGGTTCTGAAGGGATCACCCTCGGGTTGCCGATGCGCGCGAAGGCGTCATACATATCGACATAGAGTCTGGAGGTGGCGAGGCGCGCAAGGTTGAATTTAGTGCGCGCGACTTGCCCTATCTTGATCCCAAGATCAGGTAGCGCGTGTGCCTGCGATACTTCGTCTAGCAAGCCCCGGAAGCGCTGTGATATCTGGACCAGGGTTTTCTCCTGCGCCAGTTGCGCCACCCTGGAAACTATGGGCATCACGGATAGGGGGCGAGTGACCACGCTAACCCTTTGTGAGACATTAACCGGCGTTGGCTCAATCTGCTGGGACCGGAACCGGCCGGCAATCTTCTTCGCCCCTTGGCTGGTCACGCCTAAAGCAAGCCCGATACCTTTAAACACCGGGTTGGGCGCACGCATCAAGGCCTGAACACCGGATTGCCCCGCACCCTCGAACCCAGCCGCCTCCGCCGATTCACGTAAGACCTGCCCCGGTGTGGTCGGCACTCCACGACCAAACATCAAGACATCCTCGATCTGCTGGGCCGTGCGGAAAGCAGCCCGCCCGAAGACGGCGCCGCCCACCGCCGCAACGGCACCAGCAGCGGGAGTGCCGAACACAGTGGCCGGAACACCAAACGCGACAGCACCAGCGGCCTCGGCACCAGGCTTGCCCACGAAGCGATCGACGAAACGCGGCTGATCGGAGAGAAAGCGGAACATATCAATGCTCATCGGGTCGCCGTCGGGCAGCCCCGCTTCGCGAAAGGACTTCAGCGATGCTTCGACCTTGGCGCGGTGGCGTTCTAGTTCCTGCTTGGCTCCGAAGGAACGAAGCTGGCGCTGGGTAACGCCTTCCAGTGAAAGATACTCGTTGATATCGCGGTCGGTGGCGCCGCGTTCGATCATGGCCCCGACATTCGACTGGACCTTCGGCAGCTTGGCCCGAAGGGTTCTCGTGCGTTTGCCCTCGGCAGCCGCCGCTCTCGCAATCGGGCTGAGAACCGGGACTTGCGTTGCGACGTGGCTCATTTGGGTGTGATCCCGAATTTCTCAAGCAGGCGGCGCTTGCGCTCCTCGCGATCAACTGGCTTGCCCTTGATCGTGGGTTGCTCGATGGCTGTCTTCCTTTGCCCCAGGAACGTCTTATTCGATTCGATCCTGTCAATGATGGTATTGAGCTTGGCGAGCGCGGTGCCCCGACCAGGACCGAACAGGCCGGTAAGATCGACGTTCTTTCGCGCCTCCTTGATGGCCTCGACGGGGATACGCTGCGTCGTCGGGAAGGAAGCGGCGGCGAGGGCGATGGCAATCCCCTCTTGTATGATGGGGATCGCCGGCAAGTTGGTGTTGAGGAACGAACGCCGGATATTGTCTAGTTCATCCCTTTCTTCCGGAGTCTTCGCCTCGAACAGCGAACTTTCGATGAACGCAATACCCCGTTCGCTTATGTTCACAAGAGCATCGACACCCGGAACGGTCTCGGCCAAGGTAAGCGCCTGGTCGTAAGTCCCTTGGAGAGCCTTGACAATCTCACCCGCAAGACCGGTCGGGGTGTCCTCCACGACCCGCTTGAGCTTTTGAAGCTGGCTGAGTGCGTCGTCAAGGAACCGGAGGCGCAATTCAATCTGTCCCCGTTGCGTTGCTGTTGGCGCTTCCAGTTTACGCTCGCGAGTGAGCCCAGGAATCAGTGCGTCGGGTATTTCGACCTCGACCGACTTACCATCAGAGAACACGGACGTTACCGAGAAAGGTTTGTTCTTCACCGGACGCACCGTGATCGCCGTGCCCTTGGGGATGGACCCGCCACCAGGAAGGGGGATGTCTTCATTCGTGTTCACGGTACGCGCACCCTCTAGCTCGCGCGGGCCTTCGCCGCGCACCTTCTGTTTAGCGCGTTCGGTCACGAGCGTCTTTTGACCGGCGGTTTCGACTTCCAAGTCAGCCTTTTCTTTGGCGGCGGCCTTCTTTCCCGGTGCTAAAACCTTCTGCTTGAGGACATCTGCCTCAAGCTCATCCCTGAGCTTTATGACTCTGCCCATTGCATCATTCAGCGCCTTCGGACTGGAGGTTTCGATGTCGGGAACGCTGGCCAGATAGGCGGCCATGAATGAGTCGTTACGAAATCTGTCAAGCCTGTCCTTGAACCCCTCGATTTCCCCCGCCTTGTGCGCGCGCAGAATACCGCCCATGTCAAAACCCTGTATTTGGACAGTTTTCTCTAGCTGAGAGATAAAGTTCTCTGCTTGGTCATTGGGGATTTTATCCAGCATCTCAATACCGGATTTTACCGCCTTCATTCCCTGACTGATTCCCTTCAAGCGAAGGCCCTGCGCCTGAAGCTCCAAACCGGCCCGAAGCCTTTCTTCAACTTCAGCCTTCGCACGAACCCCCGCCGAGGGAGATGGCTTGTCCTGCAAGGCCGCGCCGGCTTCTCGTAGAATTAGTCCAATCGATCCCAAGGGGTCTTTTTCAAAATCAATCGTGCCTGGCTTTCTCGCGTTGGCCCCCGCCCGCGCGGGTATCGGCTCCCCTGCCCGCTTGGCTATCTCACCTACCGAAGTGGCCGCCGGGCGCGTCTGGTCCGGGACAAGCGATCCTTGCGCCCGCGCCACCAGCGCATCTTCGGCAGCGCCGCCGGTGTTGGTTTCGCGTGAAAGTCCTAATCCATGCGGCATCTCAAACCCCCGCCAGTCCTATGCCGTGCTCAATCTTATGCACCCGATCAGCTAGTCCCTTAGTGGCTGAAAGCCCTATGCCGATGGCGTCCAGGTAATTGATAGTTTTACCGTCACCGATGCCAAAGCTCTCCTTGACGTCCTGGGCATACGGCCCGAGGTGGTCTCGGTCCCCCAGCCCCAGCCCCTCCTTGTAGCGCCACCGTTCCACCGGCAAGTTCTCGACCTTCGCAAGCGTTTCTTCATGGCTGATCTGCCTCTTGGGGCGGTAAACCCCGTCCTCGCTCTCTACCAGTTCCTCCGGCTTGCTTGAAAGCCCGATACCCTCTGGGTCGCGCTTCAGATCGCGGCTACTAAATGCTCCGATTACGGCACCCCCAAAGCTCAATGCCTGCCCAATACTGATGCCGCCGCCGCCAGAAGTCCTTTTTGTGCTCCCTTGACGTGAGCGACCGAGGCCCGGAACGCTGATCCCGGTAGCCAAGCCCAGCCCGAATCGCTGCGGGTTTTCACTGAGGCGCAGTCGATTGAGGAAGGCGGCGTTACGAAGCTGCCCCTGGAATTCCTGTGTCGATCGGGCGAGGTTCTGCTGGAATTGGGTCTGGGCCGATTGGAGTTGCTGCGCCACCAGAGGGAAGTTCAGCTTCGCCGTGGCTTCGGCCTGTCTTAAACCAGTCACCAACTGCCCCTGTTGCCGTACCGCCTCCTCGGCTATGCGCGAGGCGCGGTCGATCACCGGCGTATCGGTGGGCCTCAACCCCAATGCAGGCGCCAACTCCTGGGCGATCCGCTCGGTGGCATCCTTCTGGAACTTGGCGATATCGGATTCCCCCGCTTCGATGCCTAACTCCGTCGCCTGCCCGATCAACTCTATCTGCGCCGGTGTGGCCGCCCCACCCCTCTTGATATTCTCCAATTCCAGTTGTAGAAGTTCATCCTGGATCGGCCCGAGTTCCAGGGCGCGGGTCAAATTCTGCTTCGCCAGGTCTAGCTGTAAGGGCTGTAGTTCTTCCAACTGGGCGATCAACGGCTCCAGGCGTTCCTGTTCCGCCGCCTGAAGATCGGTCTGCCTTCTTAACTCCTCAAGTTGGAACTGGGCCAACTCGGTCTGCTTGACCGTCAGCGCCGTTTCTTCCGCTGTTGGCGGGTCCACCACCGTAGTGGTGCTTGAACCGCCGCCCTTGGCCTCGGCCACAGGCCCCTCATATTCCTCCCACCGGGATTCGGCTTCGAGGATGTTGCCGCTGAAATCCCAGACACATTTTGCCCAAATTCGCAAAGCTATGCTCCTTGGCTATACTCGTTTAAGTTTGACGATAACGGATGTCTGCGGCGGTGAGATATAAACTCACACTTCTTGCAACTTCTTTTAATCTTCTTGCTGCCCCTGATATTAATTCTGAGATTAGGGCCGGAAAGCAAATGACCATGTTTGCAGTGTGTTTTCACAGCATTGATTGCTGCAAGACCAACACCCCGGAGAACGTTTTCCCGTCGAGTGACGGCCTCTAGATGATCCGGGTTCACACACGAACGAACACGGCAGAGATGATCTATTTCCAATCCTTCGGGGATATCACCCTTATAAAGACGATACGAAACTCTATGGGCGGCTTCTTGTCTGCGCCCCAGCACCCCGGTCCACCCGTCTGGTACACTCATCCACCCATACCCACATGGGAGCGTGCATTTAGTCCAGAGCCAACACCCGGAGTTTGGTTCCGGCACATAGCCGTCATGGAATCTTTCGGACACCGACATTCAAACCAGCCTTGTTATGAACGTACTACCCGAATACAGCACCACGCCCCCCCTTCTTTTGACGACTCGTTTCCATGCCTTTATCTCGAACGGTATCATCCCGGCGATCATTTGCGCCCCGTAGGTTTTCAACGAAGCATACCCCTGGTCATACAAAGCCTGGACAACGCCCGCCCGGTCCCTGTGGCCAAGGGACTCCTCCGTAGCCATAAATTCAATGAAGCCGACAGGTTTGCCGAGCAACACCTGTAGACAGCCAACAAGCTTTCCGTTTGGCCCGACCACCAGCCAGTGTGGGTAGATATCGCTCCAGTCGAGTCCTTCAAGACGAAGCCCGGATGCGTACAACAGCCCATGAACATCGTCGCCGTCTTCGTTTTGGGCCAAGCGGACATTGATTGCTTTGCGGCCGGCCCCGACTACAAAGCACTGCACGTCCTCGGCATCGCCGTTGCTGGCCAGGGTCACGGTGACGTTGGGTTTGCTCATGGTTTGAACTCTTGCAACTCGGCAGGCCAAATAGCCGAGAGTGCCGTGGGGTTGGCCGCGCCCGCGATTTGCGCGGCTATGGTCGTTAAATTCAGGCCCTCGACGGCGGCCTTGTCGTTCGCCGCCTTGGTGGCGTCGGCGGTTCTGCCTTCAAGCGTTGCTTCGTCGGCCCCTCTCCCCAGCGTGGTAATGGCGTCGGCCTTCGCGGCGCTGATATTCCCGGAGTGGATCATCCGCGCCTTTGGCATGTTGATGATTATAGGGCTTGCTACGGGTTTCTCCCAAGCGTCTCGGTACTCGCGCGAGACTGGGATGAGCGCTTGGTCCGTAACCTCGATGTTGCTCGCGTCTGAGGGCACGCTCTTAGCCTGGATGGCCGCGAACGCTTGGTCCTCGGTCATGCCACCGGCCACGCGCTTGGCGATGGCCGAAGGCGAGAGGTTAACGATTGAGACGCCGCCATCGGGACGGGTGTAGACGATGACATTTGCCATTACTGGTCTCCAAATCTAGTGGCGATGACGACCTTGCCCGTCATCTACTGATCCCCGAAAGCAGCAAGATAAATATTATTAGGATCCACCAAGATGACACTAGCATCCATACAGCGTATCGTAGTACTGGTGGTTAGAATCGCCTCAATATGTCCGAGCCTAAGCTGTAAGTCCTCTTTTGAAGTCTGGGGAATAACGGCGTAATGTGTAGAAGAGAAGGCGGTCGTAAAATTCACCCGCCATCTGCCCACCGCGAGATCAGTAACCGTGTCCACCCCCTTATCTGCTTGGATTACGCCGGTAGGGAGAAACTTCGCCCACACCTTTGCAACACCAGGAGAGTGCTGAATTAAATCAGGCGGTGCATACGTGTCCTCATTGGTCTCGGCCTCGATGGCGGCTTGGGTGGCTTGCGAGACACCACCACGCCCAGGACTATTAACCGGCCCGGTTATTGCTCGCTCGACCATCAGGCGTTCTGGTGCAGGCGGTTGACGTTGACGCCGCAAGTGATAACACTCGCCGTTCCCGCGAAGGCTCTCACTATCAGGCCGTTCTGCAAGCGCCAACCGGGTATGACCAGATGCGGGCCATCGTCGAAGGGCACGGTGTATCTGATCGTGTCGCCCGGTGACGACACCCCGCCGAACTCGATCGTCAGCAAGACATCGGCGGTGTGATCGTTGTAGGCCCAGATATAATGCTCGTCCATGTCGGCGATGCCGGCAACGGCTGTGTGTAGAATCGTCCCCGGGGTTGCCGTAGCAACGACGAGGACGGGCCGGCCATTGGTGCTCCCCGACGCGATTTGTGGTGACATGCCTGCCATCGGTTACTCCTATGCGAATGTTTGTGAAGCGAGGGTTTGGATCGCCGCCATTTCCTCGATACGGCCACGGTTCGTCTGAGACTGGAAAAGCGCAAGGTTTGCCCGCCGTCTTCCGCCGCCGATCAGCTGGCCGTCATTCAACAGCCTCCCGGTCCCCTTCGGCACGAGGTCGATAGAGATATTGCTATCACTGCCAACGGCCTGAATTTGAACATTGTTTCCCGTGGCCGAAGCCACGAAATCCAGCCCATTGACCGGCGTAGTAACGGTGCCAAGCCACCTGAATAGGTCGGTGCCGGCAAGCGCGAGGTCCAGGCGGTCATCGGTATCGGCGGTGAAATGGGAATCGGTGTCGGCGTCGAGCAGAAGCTGTTGCCCGTTCAAGTCCTTCGCCTTGGTCGCCGGCCAGCCCAAATCCTCGCCGTTGTTCAATATGTTGTTTATCTCGGAATTTAAATCCGACGCGCTCAGGACTTCTCCCGAAATCCAGACCTTGGAACGCCCCACAGCCATTAGTATACCTCCTCAGTTAACGACCGTTCAAGCGACCAACCTCGTTTCATACGGGACTTTACCGTAGATGGATTAATGCTAAACTCCGTGGCCCAATCGGGAAGTATTTGCTTACGCCCCATATATTCATAATGAACATTATCCCTACGGTTCCTCATCTGTTCGTGCGTCGTCGCCCACCGGCAATTTGACGGCTCGTAATTGCCATTTACATCGATCCGGTCAATAGTTTTACGCGCCGGGCGTGGCCCCATATCCTGAAAGAAATTCTCAAATTTCTGCCAACGATCACAGACTTTGATCCCCCGCCCTCCATAATGATCGTAAGCCAAACAGATAGCCCAATACCTATCTCGCCCGTCTGTTCCTCGAAACCCTGTCACGAGAACACGCCCAAATCTCTGGCCAAAAATATCTTTAATCATTTTCTGTACTCCAAGAACCCCCAACGATTCTAGCAGAAATCGAGTGCAATTCAACGTCTTCATTGTTGACGTTGTTGGTGATCTGGAACTGGATCGAGCGGAATTCTCCACCCTCCTCCTGTTCGAGAAATCTGTCAACAAACTGTCCGCCGCCGAGTGTCGATGTTCCTAGAGTGAACTCGTCACCGCCGGATGACGAAGCCAAGACATCCGCCCCGCCCTGACCTATCGTACCCGTCTGCTGGGCGTTGTTGTCCCGCTGGTGGCCGAAGGTAATGTTGCCGTTATTCTTCGGCTGTAGCCCCACGGAAACAGCGCCAAGAGTTTTCAACATAATCGCCGAATTGTAGTTGATGTGCGGCGTCTTGACGTTGTAATTTATCGAGGTCACGCCATCGATGCTGCGTGTCGCGCGTCCGAGTTTCCTGACGAAGCCATCGGCCCCTCCGGCCATGACGATGCGCTTGTCGTTATCCGTGGGATCGATGACAGAAGACAAACTCCCGGCGACATCGGAGAAGGACGGCCAATGCGACCACCGAAACAGCTCGAAACGATAGTCCATCACCAGGATATCGCTGGGGTTGGCCGAGCCGTCTATCGGCACGCTGAACAACACTTGGCCGAACTCGCTCCAGTCCGTTGCCCAGGCGTGTTTCAGCCGCCCGAAGTTGAGATGACCCCGCAGCCAGCCATTGATCGGGCGCGATAGGGCCGCCTCATTGAAGTCTCCAAATGACGCAGTGGCGGCCAAGGAATGTATCGTTCCGTCCGACCACATGAAGCCAACATCATCACGGGAACGAAACAGCGTGTTGTGCCCCACCGCCCCCAATCCTCGAATGAAGAGTAGGCGGGAGAAGGCATCGGCTCCGGTAGGAGCCGTACCGGCGATACGGTGTATCGAGCCCTTGTACGGCCCCTTGAACACCCAAAGCTCGTTCTTGTGGGCGATGATCCCGGTTATGGAGTCACCGTCATTGGGGTCGATGTCGATGGAACCCGACCCAGCGCCTACCCAATCCTCGGGGTTCAACAAGACGCTGAAATACAGCCGCGAAGGATTCGCCGCCACGCCCGCCGCCCAGGAACGGTTGTGATTGGTGGCGGAGAAGGCGAAGTTTGGCGGCGTGCCGGCGAGATCCTGCGCCGTCGTCTGGTCCCATGATTTCGGCACATCGACATTGGAATCGGACGAGATAATCAGGAAATCATCGAACAGCGAATAGGCCGGCACCTTGCCGCTTTCCAGTCCGGTGAAAATGTCGGTGAAGGTGCCGTCGGCATCATCCTTCTTGATGACCGTGCCGACATGCAATACCCGTTTCTGGGTCGGTGTCGCCGCCGTGCCCTGTCTCCAGTAATCGACCAGCCCCTTGATCGCCGCACCTGATTCCAGGACGCCTGAGTTCAGCCGGGATGTGCCCGGCGCCTTGTGTGGCCCGCCGTCGAACTCGAAAATGACGTTTTCGGCTTCGACTAGGAAGGGAAGCTGGATGATATCGCCTTCACCGATGGGCTGCTCGGTGCTCGGTCCAAGGTCTGTCGCCCAACCCCCCGCGAATGTGTGACGGATGAACCGACTATTGGTTGTCACGCGACATGCCTCCGCTGCTTTTCCACAGCGCGTTTATGATTGCTTCGAGTCCAAGCAACACGCCTACAAGTTCTACAAGATCGCCAACCATTCCTTTCAATAATTAAATTTTCTCCTGAGAATGGATGTCCATTGCGACAATGTGTTTTTGCACGGTGAAAATCCCCATTAACGATTGGTCCAATACCACGCAGATAATTTTCCCTCATTGAAACTGGCTCTAAATGGGCAGGATTTATGCAGCACGGAACACGACACAAATGATCGAGCGTGAGACCAGCGGGGATTTGCCCCACATAAATTTCGTAAGATTTTCTATGAGCTAGTTCAGTTTTCCCATTGACATGAATTTGACCATAGCCCTTGTTATTCAGGGCTCCTAGCCATAGCCAACAACCGCTATTGGGTTCGGGAGTTATTTTGCTCTCTAAACGCTCTTGCAACGTACCACGAGCATCAGCTTTCATCCCCCCACCCTCATCTAATTTGGTCAAACGCATCGCCGGTCGTGTAGCGCCCGCTCCTCTTGCTGAAGGGCCGCTGGGCCGCGCGCTTGTACGGGCCGAGGCGCGGCTGTATCGACGGCCGGGACTGGCCGATCTCGTGATCCCCGGTAATTCTCAGCAACAGATCGGTATATTCAGCCTTGGCTTCCTGGGACCGCTGATCGTCTTTCTTGTCGCGATACCAATGGGATAGCGCATGAAAGACGATGATATGCCGGTATTGCAGGGGGATGATCGGCTCGTCGGTATCCGAGGAAAGGTTTGCCAGCGCCGTGCCGGAAGAACTCACCGCCAGCTTGTTGGTAATGAAGTTGTACGGGATCGTGTACGCTTTGTCCGGCGGCTTCCAGAACATCACCCGCCTTACCGGAGTCGTGTTGCTTATGAAATCCCGGTCTACAAGGGTGGCAATCAAGGGCTTGCCGGTGGTCTTGTTCCTGGGATACGCTAGGCGAAACTCCCTTCTCCCGATAAGCTTGATATCCGTGTTCTGATCGAAGAAGCTGAAGTCGAAGGGGCGCAGGAAATCGGCGTCGAGGGCGTATTCATCCTCGAAATAAACATAGTTGGCGGCGGAAACATCGGCCTGGGTAAAACGCGAACTCAGCGTGGCGGCGGTGTCCGAGGCCACGGCCGAGATGTTGTAGACCTCGGTGCCCCCGTTGATCACGATCTTGCCGGTGGTCCGCATGTTGGCAACACCGAACGAATTATTGGTGTTCCACGCAGTCGAGGCGCCGGCTAGAGATGTAGAACCCTGAGTAATCGTGCATGTCCCAGTGGTGTATTCGGGCTGGGTAACGAGGATGGCGCTACGCTCGGCCCAACTGAATTTCTCGCCGAAACCAACATGTGTGTCCTGAAGGGCAATATTTATGTATCTTTTTGCTTGATCCTGACTCGCAGTAACTCCCGTTTGAATTCTCACGCGATTGCTGAGGTCCGTATAAAGATCGCTGAAGTCGGTCAGTTGTGTATCAATTGCCATTTAAGCGTCCATGGTAAAGGTTCCGTCGGTAGACTTAAGTCTTTGGCCGGCGCCGAAATCTGCCGTCACCGATACGGTGTGGGTGCCGACCTGCGTCAAGTCGCTTTGCTGCACGATGTACTCGGCGTACTCGTCGGCCTTGAAGACGCCGAGGCCGTCCGTGGTCAGATCCGTCGCGCCGAGCGTCATCGTGTGCGTAGACGTTGTGGCGTCAGGATGGGTGAGGTTCAATGTCAACGCAGTGTTTCCCGATAGATCAAAGTCGGTATTGATCCGAATCGTGAACCCATATTCGCCTATCCGCATAATTACGCTGCCAGTTTGAGTTCAATGTCGCTAGACGACATTGCCGCGTTGATCTCTATAGCCGGCCCGGGAATCGGTGACACAACATGGATTACGTCCACAATTTCTGCTCCAACGCTGATTACATGTATTTTGAGTGACAAATCGAAGTTCATCTCATCGACCATCGGCACGACAATGAATATGTCGTCCGGATGTTCTCCTACATCGGTAAATCTCTCAGTAAAAGCCCCAGCGCCCGTGACCGTTGTCACACCAGATGAGACACCGGCACCAGTCCCCGCTTCATGTCCAACGGCAGTAACAGCCGCCGCCCCAGCAGCGGAAGCGTCGGCCATCGCCGTTGAGGCACCGTCTCCCGTTGCTGTAGCTATACCAGCCGACGACCCGGAAACAGCTGGAACGGCGGTCGTCCCGGCCAAGCCAGTTGAGGAACCGGCACCCGCCGCCTTCGAGGCGCCATCAGCGATAACCGTGGCGATCCCAACCGAAGTTCCGGGCGCGGCTGCCGTCGAGACCCCGCCGCCCGTCGCGGTGGCTGCGCCGGCCGAGACACCATCCGCCCTGAATGTCGAAACCCCGCCGCCCGAGGCCGTGGCGGCACCGTCCGACGAACCGTCTGCCGCCGCCTTCGAGGCGCCGCCGCCGGTGACGGTGGCCGCGCCGGTGGCCGAACCGTCCGCCGCCGCCTTCGAGGTGGCATCTCCCGTCGCGGTGGCTGCGCCGGCCGAGACACCATCCGCCCTGAATGTCGAGATACCATCGGCAGAGACGCCGGCGACGCCCGCCGATGATCCATCGCCGGCCTGAATGTTGCCAGCATCCTGCCCTACGGCGGTAACGGCCGCCAAACCGGCCGCGGAGCCATCGCCCGCGAAAGTTGACGCGCCCTCCCCGGTAATGGTGGCGGCGCCGGCCGAGGAACCGTCCGCTACGAAAGCCGATGCACCGTCGCCGGTCGCGGTGGCCGCTCCCGCCGACGCCCCATCGGCTGCCGCCGTGGAAACGCCATCGCCCGTGGCCGTCGATGTGCCATCCGATGAGCCATCGCCAGTGACCGCCGCCACGTCAACTTCGGCGTTCCATTCGATGTGGCCGATGCGGACGGTGTTGCGCTTACCCGGCCCGCCGCCGGTCCTGGTGCCGATGACCTTGCATTGGACCAGCGAGCCGTCGGCGGTCGCCAGCTCGCTGGCGTTCCAGGTGAAGCCGAGGATGGCGTAAACGCTGACATTAGTATCGGCGCCGGCGCGGACCAGCGCGCCATTCTCCCACAGCTCGATGCGGGCCTTCGGCGTGCCGGTCTGGGCGGCGTCGAACTCGATGACGCCGGCGCGGAATTCCTGAAGATCGGCGCCGGCCGTCGGGTTGCCGGACGGCGTGGGAAAGTCGACGCCGTACTCGGTGCTGACGTTGTTCCCAGTTGCGTCGATGGTGACGGAGCTTACGTCCGGGTCGTCGTCGTGCTCCAAAAAGTCGCACGTCACCAGACCCGAGCAGCTGAGCTGCCCGTCGGGGCGGAGGGTCTCGGCGGCCATGACCGCCTACCGCCTAGTCTTCGGTGATGGCGGTCGCCGTCGTCAGCTCGGGCGTGACGCCGGTCGAGACCACGATGTTGGGCGTCACCGTACCGGAATACAGCAGCTCGTCCGCGACCCCGGTGCCGACCGAGAAGTGCGTCACCGTGCCGCCGGCGCCGCCGGTCATCTCGCCGAAGGTGATCGCCGCCGCCGGGCTCACCGAATTGCCGGTGACGACCCAGCCGGCCGACGTGCGCGCCACCGCTATGCGGGCATAGCCGGTGTAGGCGATCTCGCTGATGAGTTGCGTGCCAGCCTCGCCGGGGTCGGCGGTGTGCAGCGCCACCGTTAAGGTCGTAGCCGGGGTCGTGCTATCGTTCTCGGCCAGGTCTGGAATGGCCGTGGCGTTGAAGATCAGCGCCAGGATATCAGTCTCGAAGTTATTGCCTTTGCTCATTTCGTTCTCCTTATCATCCGCAGACCTCTGCGACTTCGACGCGCGCGACCCAGCGCACGGCATCGCCCGCGACCGCCCCATCGCCCATGCACACCGCGTCCGTGCCAGTGGCAGTGCAGGCAGTGCCGGGGACGGACTCGACCACGAAAGCGGTCCCGTCGGCGTCAACTCCAGAGGCAGAGCTTGTGCCGGAACCGCGATACCCACCGCCGAACTGCGCCAGCGCCGGGGCAGCCGCGAGCCCGGCGACCACGGCCAGCGCGATTAGAGTGTAAAGCCATCTGTGCATCACTCAGCCCGCCATACCGAGCCGTCGCACGCCCGCGTCGGAGTGATTTCTCGGACCCAGTACACCGGGCCGGTCGCTGGCCTGTGTCAAGATGACTTGGCCTCGCGGGTCGGTGCCGGAAAGCTCGACATAGCAACCGTTCTGGAACTTGATGGGGCCGGCAAACGAGGTGAAGGTGCCGTTGATGTCGAGTTCGACCACGAACGATTGCGTCGAGTCCGTGTCGGCCGTGTCCGTGTCCCAGAGCCGCATGATGTTGTTCGCTTCGTCCGTAAGAAGGCCGGCAATGTCGAGGTGTCCCGGCCCGACGAAGGCATGGCCGCTCTTGGTGAGAACCGGATGAAGCGAATAACGCGCCCCAGGGAAAACCCTATCTTCATCGAAGATGAAGTTGTCGATCAGGATCACCCCCGTCGTCGTCGAGAGATGGTCCTGGATGCCCAACCGCGCGGTCGTCACCGCCCCCTGGTCGAGGCTGGCGACCTGAGCCGCCGAGACCGTCGTCTGCGCCGCATCGCCGGCCCTGGTCACGAAGAGGTCGATGGTGCCGTCGTTGGCCACGGCGTTGTCGATATCGATGGTGAGCTCGACCGTGTACCAGACGTTCCTCTGTAGCGCCTCGGCGCTGAAACTCGTCGGCGCGGTCTCGCCGATGCCGAGGTTGATCACATCGGTCGAGGCGACGATCCGGGCGCCGAAGGTCGCCTCGACCGTGCTGGTCGCCAGAGCCTCGAAGATGTTGAACGTGTCGTCGGCGGTCCCGGTGAAGGTCGGGCTGAACCAGATATCGAACTTCACGTGCCGCGTCACGTTGGCGGCGATGTCGATATCACCTTCCACCAGGTAAGCGTCGGCCGTACCGCCGGTCAGCGCCAGGCGCATGCAATAGGCGCCCGTGTTCGGCGCACAGGTGGCCCAGGGGAAGCGCGCGAGTTCGGAATAGTGCGGGAAGTCAAGCTGAGAGGCGGTATCGGTCTCACTGTCGAAGTTGCCGAGAGTCCCGTCTTCAAAATTTTCTTGGAACAGCCATGGAAAGGCCATCAGGCGGCCTCATTTTTCTGCGCCTTTTTCGCGGCTTTTGCCGCCTGCATCTTCTCACCGAAGGCCTTGCGTTCCTCGTCCGCCCACGCCTTCTTCTTGTGGACATTGACGTTGCTATCGCCAGTATCGACCAATGGCTTTGGAGAGTCCTCGATCCCATCATAAGCCCGCACCATCTCCAACACTCCCGCCCTTTGCTCGTTGGTCAGAGTGCCCATCGCCGCCAGAAGCTCTGGGTTGATTTCCGCCAGGATTCCCGCGTCCTTCTCATTCATTATCGCCACCGGACCGGCGCCGGGAGGCGGCAGGCGGCAGTTCTTGCCCTCGATCTGGGCGTTGTCCATGTTCATCTCTCCAGAACCGCCACGAGGCCGGAACATCTCGATATTCGAGACATCACCCTCATCGGCCAGCCGGTGTTCGGAAATGCCGCTGGCGTGCAAGCGCCGGCGAATGTTTTTCCACTGGGCCACCTTGGTCTTGGTGTTCTTCTGCCAGGCCATGTTCTTGTCGGTCGCGCCCGGTGGGTTACGGCGCATCTCGGCCTGAGTCGGCATCCCCTCCAACCAACCCTCCCGAAGCTCCGCCTCGGTCTTCACGGCGGTGTCGATCTGATCGGGTGGAATAGGCACCGGGGCCTGCTCCAGCATCTTGTCGATGCCCTTGATCTGCTTCTGCACCCCGGCGCCGCCATCGGCAAGCTGGTCGCGGATGTACGGAGGGGCGCTTAACATCCCGCCGAGCCTTTCCTTGCTCTCCTTGAGCTCGGTGACTTGGCGCGGGTGCAGAAGATTGGCAGTGGAAAGTTCGGTCATGTGACTATGAAACCTCCATATTAGACAGCGGCGGTGCCGAGAACGATTCCGTGGACATCGACACCCGCGTCGTCCACGATGTAACTCTCTAGACTCGACATGTTCCCGATATCGAAGTTAGCCGCAGTCGTGGCCAAACCGCCGGAGAGCATATTTCTGGCAAAGATTCCAGTCGCGGCAGCATCCAACTGGACGGCAAGGTCGCCCGCTGTCGTGCTGTCATTCTTGAAAGCGTTGTCAGCAATAAAGGCTCTCAGAATTTCATCGACCGCCGCAGGCGTGGTATTGTCAAGAGCGTGTTCCGTGAAATGACCCGACACGATATTCCCGACAATCTCCATGTCATCGCAGCCGTCAGCCACTATTCCGCTGGTGCTACTCGCCGTATGGAGAGAGCGAAACTTGTTATCGTAGAGACCGACCCACTGCGCATCCGTGCAGGTGATATGATTGGTAAACTGCGAGGTCGCGTGCATCACGGTTTCGCAGCCTTTGACGATGCACGATCCGGCGGTTACGTTGATGGCGTTGGTAACCGTCGCGGCGACTGTACCCAGATCGAAGCGTAGGCCGGAGACGCGGCAGGAAGCCGCCGACATCGCGAACTCGGCACCAAGTAGACCAAAGGTGATGGTCGGCCGAGAAGCGCCCCACCCAAGACCACGGACCCAAACGCCCGCAACGTCAAGCGCGATGCTCGTTATCGGGTTCTCGTCGTGGCCCGGCATGACCATGACAATATCACCGTTGTTGGCGGCGCACTGCCCAATCGCCGCATCGATGGTCGCCATCGGCGCATTTCGATTGCGGCCTGTTTGGCCGTCGCTCGCACTGGTGTGGCCGGAATCAACGAAGAACACGTCGCCGGTCGTGTAGACATCGCCGAGCCCGTATGAGAACGCGCTATTCGGGAAACTGTTACCTGCTGGCATCATCTTGCTCCTTCAGCCACTTGCTGTTCGGCTCACGAGAGCCGTGCGCGGAAATCCGCGTCAGAGTCCTTTCGACATCGGATGAATCTTCAACTTCTTGACGCCGGCCGAACGATCCCTCGGCTGCGACGGTCCCGCCAAGCCGGGCCAGTTAGCCGTGCGCTCGTTGACCTTGACCGCTGGCGCCCCTGCCTTGCGCTTGAACTTCGGGGGTTTGTTGCCAAGATTGCTGCCGAGATCGCTGAAATCTGGGTTCGCCATTATTGTTCCTCTCGATCCTTACCTTATCGATCCCAAGCCAGTCGAAGACGAAGCCTGAGATAACAAATTCGTCACCGTTCTTGCCGAAGCGGATTTCGTGCATTTTGCGGTGACACGAACCACAGAGAGTGAGCAAGCCTTCAGGCGCATGATCTTGCCTCTCGGCTTCAGTACGGTGGAAAAGATGGTGCACATGCAGCTTGCCATTAGTGGCGCCACAGATTTTACATTTGTGCCCATCGCGTTCCAGTGCCAGTTCCCTTGCTCGCAACCATTCCGGCGAACCAAGACGCTTGGTGCTCGCCCCAGCTCGGCTTCCTTGTCGTTCGCGAAATGCTCTGGCGGCGGAGCGGATGGCACACCTCCGCGAGCAATATTTGGCCCGCTTCACAGCCCGTCGATGCGGTGTGTAACTCTTGCCGCACTCTTCGCATTCTTTGACCGTCTCGGTTTGCTTCCTGATCGCCGCAAGTCGGCACTTGGCGTTCATCCGGGCTTCGTTGCACTTCACCGAGCAAGTAAGCGCCTCCGCGTGATGTGCGTCGGTGACGAATATCGTTTGGCAGATCACACATTTTCGTGTCAGCTCCGCTTCGGTCTTTAGCGGATTCCGGCGTCTGTAATGCCTCCGGTTGTCGGCCATCTGCCGACACTTCGGGCCGCAATACTTCTGAGTACCCTTGCCCCGGTTCCGCTTTCTTGCATCGAATTCCGTCTCGCAAACAGCGCACTTGATGATTTTCGGCTTCAGCTCGTGATACATGACTTCCTCCAGCTTCATCTGGAGTATATATTACGTCATGTATTACCGCGTCGTCAACCACATTCTTGTCCTGGTCGAAAAATCCTAGGAAACCTGCGCTCCGTTGATCCAGCGCCAATCCAGATGACCGTTGCCGCTGACGAAATATAACCGCCATTTCGCCACCAGCGTATCCAAATCCTCCGCCTGGGCGAACTCGACCGATACCGAATCGAACCATTTGAGGCTTTCACCGCGAAGCGAGCTGTCCATCAGGAACCAGTTGTTGGTATCCGTCAGGTAATTCCACTCCTTCATGGTGTAGCGGCCGAAGTGGACGTTGCGGTTGTTCTCGGCGGTATCGACCTTGCCCATCGAGGCGTTGATCTCGAAGGCGATCTCGTAAAGATCGGGCGGGAACAGGATCTCGTCCGGCTCGACATCGCCCCTATTCGCCGCCGCATCGCGGAAGCCACGCATCTGGATACGCGCCGTGGCTAAAGCGGTCGCGGAGAGCGCCGTCGTCACCAGATTATCGAAACCATTGGTGGTCGAGGCACCCGATACATTCGTTAGGTGACTGTTCGAGCACAACGCCACGCTTTCGGTGTTGTTGTAGAATCTGGTATCGACCGAGAAGGCATTGTTGAACTGCCGCGCCCCCTGCGCTTGGCGGGTGCGCTGCGCCGCTCTGGCGAGACCCGCCGGGCGTTGGTTCATGATCGAGTACTGATCGGTATCGAACAGACGCCGCTCGACCTGGATGCCACTGGCGAATTCGAGCGGCGTGATGGTGGTGTCGAAGCCCTGCGCCGCCGACTGATAGGTCACCGAGCCGCTGAACTCGGGAATATCACCGTACCCCGAGATTTGGCTGAACCGCATGTCGATGCGGCCATTGTTGGGCTCGAAGTTGAACAACTCCGGCAGCATGTCGTTGAGCTGCGGGAAATTGTCATCGAAAATCTTCTGAAACTGAATATCGAGAAGATCGCCGAACGCGCCCGTTGTATGAGGAACTGCCATTGTTTTCTCCCTTACGTCGTCTCACGCAGCGCGTGATCGTCGAAGATGAAAAGGACGAACGACTTGTTCTGCCCATCGTCGGCAACGTCGCGAAGCTCCATGTCGATGATCTTCGCCGCGCCGCCCGTGCCGACGGCAATCGAGGCATCGGCCTGAGTGAGAAGGGTGGTGGTCTGGATGTTGTTGCCGCCATCGTCGAGGAACCAGTACGGGGCGCGAAGGAAGTTATCGCCGACCTGATGATCGTTATCGAAGGCGACAGTCAACGTCGCGGCGGTGCTCGAAACGGCGGTGATCTTACGCTTCTGGCCGGCGTTGGCGCCGTCGTAACCCCACGCCACCCCCTCGTCGAAGGTCGGGTTGCTCCATTCGGCGCCCGTGGTGACATCGAGCCCATCGGTCGTCGCCGTGGTAACCGCCTGAAGCGCAAGCGCCGTACCCTCCGTCGAGCCGCCGGACATCAGGGCGCGAAACACCGCCTGCGGGCTGATGATCACATCGACTTCGCGCTCGGCACTGGTGCCGTCGGTCTGCTGCGCGGTCACATAGGTCGCGGTGTCCAGCGTCACGCCGACGGCATTGGCCCAGGAAGTCGTGGTCGAGAGCTGGACCCCGGCGTTGCCGGCGCCGGGCGCCAGCACCGGGATTCCGGCGGTGTCCATGGTGGCATTGATCTGAAAGCCCATCTTGAGCGGCGCGCCGCCCCCGAGCATGTAAGCGTACTCCATCGTTTCCTCCTCTCGGGTGCTTCTCTAGCCCCCGGTTACAACGTATTCGCCAGCGTCTCGGGCACCAGAAGGTGCATCCGGTTCACGTAACGCTGGCAGCCATCGCATCGCCCTCTGACGAATGGCAAATTGGGCTTGGTGACGTAGCCCACGTTCTCCGCGTCGAGCTTTGGCCGGCAATCCCGGCAGAGCGAGATGGCTTTCCTCATGCCGATCCGATCATCGATATGGCCGCCCGGCAGCCGGCCCGGCCGCCGGCCTGGGCTTCGCCCCGCCATGAGGCGGCGCTCAGGTGTCCAGAATTCCTTGCCGTGGGTTACCGCTGCCGTCATGCCGCGTGCCTCGGCTTGTGTTTCGGTTTGTAAGACCACTCTTTCGCCGCCGCCGCGACATCGGGCACGATGTTCTTGTTGATCAGATCCTGGTAGTACCGTTTGGTCTCGGCCTTCATGTCCTTGGGCCAGCCAGTTTTGCTTCCACCCGAATCATCGCCGGCCGAACCGCCGGTTTCCTGATGGGTCTCCAGAACCGGCTTGCCCTTGTCGGCCTTCAACTTCTCAGCCGGGCCGAAGACCGAACGCATCGCCGCCAACTCGGTATTCAAATTGTCGGGCAGTCCGGTCGAGCGCAGCCAGGCGAATTCCTTCTCGACCTTGGCAAACTCGTCCGATCCCCTGACCAACAGATTCGGCATCGCGTCCTTGTATTGCTGTATCTCCACACCCACCGCGTTTACCGTCGTCGCTTCCGTGACCTGGGCCGAAACCCGCTCCGAAATTCGCTTTTCCATCTGGGTCTCGTAAATCCGATCGGCCTCGTCCGTGGTGATACGCCCATCATCCACGGCGCCGTTCAGTTGCGAGCGGGTGAAAGTGGACTCACCAGGCGCCTGACGAGTCGCACTTTCCTCCAGCGCGCTTAATCTGCCGCGAAGCTCCGCACTCTCTTGTTCGGCGGTCTGGCGCTTCTCGCGCTCGGCCATCATGCCGGTGCGTAATGCTTCGGCTTCCTTGTTCGGGGAGACGGCCCCCGTTCCTTCACCCTCGTTCTCGGGGTCGGGAATTACGTCCTGTTCCGACATTTCTGTCCTCTTCGCGTGTAAGGTTCACGTCACCCGGCGGCGTCGTCCCGCCAATTACGACCGAAAAGAAAAAACCCGCCGCCGCTTTCGCGGTGACAGGCTTGGTATTCCCAATGGCCCTTGGAACTAGATACGCTTGATGCTGACAACTTCCTCGACCCGAAAGCCGAGGATTTTGCCATTCCTGAAGTTCACTATCACATTGCCGGTACGGCCGTCAAGGACAAAATTCTCAATTCGGGAAATAATTTCTACCCCGAGAATCCGCGCTATGGGCAATCCGTTGATGTTTTTCCTCATCGACGGCAGGGGGACGATCTTATCGTCGCTCATTCTTCGGTGATGTCTTCCATCACATCGAGCAGCGCCCGCGCCTTTTCGCCGTGTTCCTTGATATCCCTCGGCAAGCCGATCACGGCGTTCCAGGCCGAGATGCGCTCGCGGCGGCGGATAATGGCGACCTTGCAGTTCATCATCTCGTCCATGTCCATCATGTCCGGGGACTCAAGCAGGGTCTTCAGCCCTTTAAGTTCGGCCTCGTGACTCTCGACGGCGGCCTGGATGTAGGAGAGGAAGGTGTCCCAGTTGGGGTCTCCGGTTACATGCTCGGCCTTTATCTGGGCCTGGGAGAGCGCCTCGAGATGGACGCGGCTATCCTGTCCGGCTTGGCCGTTCAACTTCTTGCGGCAAAACTCGGCATACTGCTCGCGGTCAACTCTCATTGCGGCGTCCCCGAGCGCAATATCTCTCGCTTCATCTCGTTTATTTCCCTGTGTGTTGCCCCATGACACTTTCGGCACAGCCACGTTACATCGAGCGGCGCCGTGTAATCATCGTGATGGGCATCAACATTTTTCGCCACCCCGCATAACACGCAAGAGCCCTTAACAATTTTCCCATCTCGCACAGCATTGCCAACAATGGTATGCGCCACATATTTCTCTGGATTTTCCGCGCGCCAGCGCTTCACTCGCGCATAGTTTTGGCGCTTGCCTTCTTCAGTCTGTTCGTAGAGACGCGCGCGTTCATTTATTCGCGCCAGCCTGTCGGGTTGCCTATTTCGTACACGGTTATAAGCGCGCAATTCTTCCAAATGACGCTCTCGATAACGCTGCGTTGCTTGGCGCGTTTTCTCTGGATTTCTTCGAGCCCAGGCAATACGCGCTTTTGTATTGCAGCTTTTACACTGCCGTTCGCACCAAATACGTTTCCTGCCCGCCACCTGACGGTATTGATCGATTGGCTTATTAACACCACAAGTCCTGCAAACTTTCATTCAACGGTCCCCCTAGCCCCAGGGAGCGATTCATCCAGCAACTCGGCGCCACCGCTTATCTGCGTCGGCTCGTTCGGATTCTGACTGTTGCCTCCAGGGGGACGGCCGCCAGGGGATTGCCCTTGCTGCCCGAAGTTTCTCGACGCTTCCAGTATCGCCGCCTGGCGCGCCTCGAAGGCCACGCGCTGCTGTACTTCCTGCATGTAGGCTTTCAGGATATCCAGACTTTCCCCTTGCAGTATGCCGATCTGATCGGTTTCGGTAAATGCCGCCAGCTTCTCGAAGTGCTCCTGCGCGCTTTCCGCCGGCACGCCGTCCGGTATCTGGCCATCGACGATCATCGTCAGCGCCTCCTCGGCGAATATCTTGGGCTTCATGGCGTCCGGCGAGGGCGCGGTAAGGTATTGATCCGGGTCTTGGCCGAAGGCTTCCCCTATATCCTTCATCAGCCTAAAGAACCCATCAGGCTGAAGGATGCCCAGTTGTATCGATAATTCAGACACATACATCTGCGCCAATGTCATCAACGATTCCTGCAACAGATTCTTGGAGGTGTTCAAAACATTGGCCTGGAAATCAAACTCAAAAGCCCCCTCGACCCCCTCCCTTCCCGCCGTGACATAGGGGTCGTCGGACTTGATGCCGATGATCCTGAATTTCTTCTCTTCGGGAAGGAAATGCTGGTTGAGTCCGTGTATCCGCTTCCAAATCTCCGTCAAGCCAAGGAAGAACCTTCTCAAGATTCTCTCCGGCCGCGCCTCGCCCTGGCCGGCGATCAGCGACATCCCGCCGACCGTCCGTAGGGCGCTGGCCTTGCCGGCAGGAACCCGGCCCAACTGCAAGTCGCCGATCATGGAAAGCTTCTCTTCGGACTGAGTGATCAGGCCGATGAGGTTGATGCCTTCGCCGGTGGAAGACGACCCGAGATTGGGGAAAAAGACGTCCTGCTGGGGATTGTTAAGAGGGTACAGTTCGCCAGGAAACATCTTGATGGTTTCCGGCCTGATCCCGCCGGAGGCCCGGTAGAATCCCCAAGGCGAGTTTCTTATGGTCGCATAGTCGATGGTCTGATCGACCGTCATCTTTATGATGTCATGCAATCCGTCGAGCATTTCCAGGAGGCCGATCCCCGTCCTATGGCCCGGCACGGGGACGAACTGTTCCTCGGCAAAAGGTCTCCTCGGAGGATCGGAAGGAAACACTTCGGTCAGCATCTTGGCCCTGACTAGGACATCGGCTTCGAGGATGACCCACCAGATGACATCCTCGTCGATGCCGTCATTGTCGATATCGAAGACATCGAAACAGGTCAGGCGGGTCAACCGCTTGTGAGACTTCGCCTTAGATGATTCCAAAGACGGAGAGGCGTCCCCACCCTGGATGGTATCGGTAGCCTGCTTGCGGTCCTCGCCCTCGGAATCGTCTTTCGTCAGGTTTTCAAGCGCCTCGATATCCTTTTTCGATATCAGGTCGTAGAAGCCGGACTTCGCCAGCCGCTTGATCTCGTCCACCGTGGGATTGTCCACCAGGATGACGTGCGGGGCGCCGTGCGGGTTGGAGGGAGATGGGGGCTGCAGGTTCATCACCCTCTGGGGGTGCAACACCTCCTCGATGTCCTTGACGATGATACGCGGGCCGTCATAGACTTGAACTTCCCGGCGCACCACCATCTCGATCTGTTCATCGGGCGTGGTGAAGAACGATATCCTGAACGGTTCGCCATCCTTGGGACGTGCCCGCCATTCCCAACCATCGCTGATTTCCTCCAAACCCAAAAGTTCAGGGAAGTTGTTGGACATGAGAGTAAAGAAGTATTCTCGCGGTTCCAGTTCCTCGGGTATGGGATCAAACCGGCGAACCTCCATGGTCTCGCGCGTTTCCCTGATCCACGGGATAAAAGCGGTGAAATGACCGTCGTTTATGAACGCTTCGGCGAGATCGCCGATGATCCTTTCGCCGTCCTGCTCGACGAAGACCTGATGGTCGATCAGCTTGTCAACGACCTCTTCCTTGTCCCTGTCGTGCTCCTGGGTGGCCTTGGCGCCGATCACGGGGCGGCGGGACATCACCGCGTTGTGGAGGGTATCCTGCATCCTCAAGGAATGGGTCATCATGTCGGGCACGGCGGCATCCGACGAGTTCAGCCACGGCCAATCCTTACCTTCCGTCCACATGCGATACTTGGCGTAGCGCTGGACACGCTTCTCGATATCGTCGGTCCGCGCCGTCATGTCGGCGTCACGGAAATCCTTGA